TGGCCGAATTGCGAGCTACCCAGCGAGTTGTACCCTTGCGCCAGATTCTGGCCCAGGTTGGCATACTGGTTCGCTGCGTTGAGTTGATTCGTCCGCTCGTTGGCGTAGTTGTTCCCGTAGATGTTCGCGGCCATGTCCGTGATGGCGTTGTTGTAACTCTGTCCGGCCATATCCAAGGCAGTCTGATGCGCTTGGCTTCCCGTCCTGCCTCCCGCCCCGAACGTCGCGTTAACCCCCGGCATGACTTGGTTATTGAATTGGTTGTTCGTCGCCCTGGTGGCCGCGTTGAACATCGAGTCCAGATAGGGATTGGCGTTGAGAAACTTGCCTTGAACCGTATCCGACAATCCCCCCATCCCAAGCTGAGACCCCCACAGGGATTGCGCGGCGGATTGGATGAACGGGCTTTGCCCCTGCAACGTGTTTAGCGCAAATCCACCCGCCGCCTCGTCATAGGGTGAGCCGAATAGCGCCCGGCTCTCTGCCAACTGCATCCCCATTTGGGTTTGGGGTGAGAACGGGACATACGTGGCATTGGGATAGAACTCAGGCCCGCCAGAACGGTAGAGGTTCTGCGCCTGCGCATACGCATCCGTCAAATACGGTTGAAGCGGCCCCCAGGGGGTGGAAGTTGTCTTTTGCTCGCTGTCTCCGCTACCAAAGACCTTATCAAATGCATCGCCGAGGATACCCATCTACTTAACCTCTGCTGTAATTGCCGCGTTGTGCTGCGTATCGGTCTAGCAATGACGGGGGCGGAGGCCCGGCCCGGCTACCCTGCCTTGTCATGGCGTGCGGCATCGGATTGTTTTGTGCGACAGCCGGAAGCCGGTAATTCGGGTCAAAGGTCAGGCCGCTCAAATTCACCGAAGTGGGGCGCTGTTGGGGTGCGCCGCCGTTGTTGGCGAATGAGTTGCCCGAACCGATGTACCGTGCAAGCCAATCCTGGACGGCTTGGGGCTGCGCGGAGGCGCTACCAGGGGCGTAGACGCCCGAACTTGCCTCCCCCGCGGTAAGCGTGGGCCTCCCAGGCATTCCCTGAGGTTGCGGCATAGCTTGGGCAGGCATTTGCTGTGTAGGCGGTTGCTGGGCAGGCTGTGCAAACGGATTCGCCTGAGTCTGAGCGGGCCACATCGAAGAATAGGGATTGCCATTCACCCCAGGGAGGTCAAGAGGATTGACCGCACCACCGCCTTGAATGTTCGTCGGGAACAGCGGGGATGGGGATTGTGAGGCCGTGTAATAGGGATTCTGTCCGGGAGTGGAGACAGCGTTCCATCCCGGCATGGCGTTGGCGAGTCCGTTCGTTACCCATGCCCCGGAATTGTTTGTGGTCGGTTGCAGATACTTCTGCATCAAAGGAGAGCGGATATACGTGGCATTGCCGTAATACCCCCCATTCGACCCCGTAGGGTCAAAGGCGGGAGGCGCATACCCCAATCCCCCAAATTGGGCCAGCATGTTGTATTGGTCTTGGGGGAGTGTCGCCATGTTCGCAGGCTTCACGATATCCGCCTGAACCGCTGACGTTCTCATGGGGGGAGCGAGGCCGGTTGCAGATGCTCCGGTAGCGCCAAACGGGGTCACTTGCACATTCATTAGCGGTTTCCTTCCGGTACAGCGTTAACATCTAAGCCCATAGCGCGGTCAAAGCCCCCGCTGATGGTGACTCGGAACGTGTGATAACGGGAGTTAGCTCTAGTGGTGAACTCACCCGTTTCATTGAGCGTAGAAGCCCCTCCAAACGCCGCCACGGACGCGAGCGTTGGTCTAGAGGCTATCTGTGCGGTCATCGACCCATAACCCGTTACAAGCGGTCTCATGCGGTTTATGAACAGCCGCCTATCCGATTGCATCTCGCCGGTTTCGAGGGTTGCGGTCAACGGATTGCCGGTAAAGGTTGCCGCTTTGTGGGAGGTCGTAAACGCCCCTACAGAAATCGCGCCGCCCAAGAAAAACCGGTCGTCAAAGGACAGCGTTGCCGCGTCAATGTCCGGAACAATGGTGTCAATCGTGTCCAGGGTGTAGCCGGGGCTGGCGAACTCGAAAAGGATTTCCGTATCCACCTTTCCGTATGACCAGCGGTTAAGCGACCAGTCATAAATGATGACCCGGTCTGCATTGCTGGAACCCGTCGAGAATGACCAGATGACCCTTTGAGCTTCCCGGTCACTGACTCCCCGAATCGTCGTGACATCGGGGCAATTGTCTTGCAGCCACTGAGTCACTTTATTGTCGGAAATAGGCTGAGAACCGGCCCCAGGGGAATACATCCGGAAGCCATCCCACCCGTAATAGAAGATTCGCGCCCCTACAGGGACAACAGAATTCCCCGCTGGTGTACCGGAATCAACCTCTACCTCATCAATGCGGAATATGCGGGGCGGGCCTTCATAGGTCATTAACCTAATTGAATGCTCCTGAAAGATAACCCCCACATTTCCGCCGATTATCTTTTGAACCTTCCCGCCTCTACCAAACAACTCCTGAGAATCGGACTGTGTAGCCATAGAGGCAGTCCACAGTTCAGAGGCGTTGAAACCCGACCACCGAACCCAATTCGGCTTGCTCTCCAAATCTCCTAGGACAATAAAGTCCCCCACTACTGCAATTCTTGCCGCTTTCGGGGGAGACCCCGGAAGGTCTGCAAACAGCGTCCCGGTACTCATGTCGATATATTGGGGATTTATCGACGGGTCAACCGCGATACAGCGATCACCCCACAGGGCGAACTCCCAATTCGTCCCCCCTGTGTAGTTGCCGGATTTGCTGACATTGCTCCACGTAGCCCCTGAGAGGCTGTAGAGCTTCGTCGCATCACCCGCGTAGACCTTCACCGTCCCGGTCTTATCGGCGAACCATGCCGCCCCTACACACTTTGCAGTGAGTGCGTTGGTAACGTCGCTGAGACTGTTCAAAGGCCCATAGCCATCCGGCCCAGGGACGCAGTTCTCGGCAACCGTCAGCCCCTTTACCGAAAGCCCTTCAACGTCAGGCGTCCATTCACCGAACGGCAGAATCATGGGCCAGTACCGTTACGGACAGCCAAGGGGGCACCGGCAAACGTCGAGCGTCTATCCGCTTTGTTTAGTGCAGAGACCGCAGAGTTATACCCCTGTACCCATAACCCCACCCGCTCATCTTCCTTGATGTAGGGGGAGGCGTGGGCGAGAGAACCATACAGATACACATCATAGGCATTCGTCAAAAGCCAATTGGTATCTGCTGCATCAGCCAGCGCATCAAACGCCCGATAATAGTTCAGCAGCAAATCCTCGCCCGTCCCATCCGGGGCGGTGATTATGTTGGTGCCCTCTATCGTGTAGAGGCAAGGCGTGCCGCTGTCATGATAGGAGTCATGCGAATACAACGCCTCTGCCGGCATGAAGGAAATCCCCGGATCGGTCGTTGAATCCAACGCCACCCGGTTCATTTCCATGAAGTCCGAAGGCAGGGGCGTACTCTGTCCCGTCAGGGTCAACGTAGACACCTTCAACATCTGGCGAATCCGTACATCCCTGCGGATAGCCGCCTCCGCCAGTCGGATGAATGACGGAATGGCCGCCGTCAAATCATCCCGGAGTAACCACCCGGCAATGTCTGACTTCAGCGTGGCGTAAGTGGTCATATATGCGACTCATCCGTCCGGAGTTTCAGCCAGTCCCTAGAATTCAACTTCTGCGCGATGTAGGCGTGCCAAGTCGTCTTGTCAGCAAAATGCGCCTGCCAATCCTTCCGCCATTCGTGATAAATGGTTATCGGGATATCCGCCACATGTACCGCATTCTTGGAACGCTGAGACTGCCCGCGCAAACGGGCGTTGTTGTCCAAGATGGGCTGCGCGTCCAATACGTCCTGAAGCACGATTTCATCGTTGCCAACGTGCATACGGGTGCGCGTCCCGTTCCAGTTTGGGCCAAGGTCAAACGTGTTCATCGTTGTGCAGCAAGTACCGATGCAAATTCGTCGTCAACCTTTGCAGGTCGCCCGCGTTTCGGTGCCGGTATGGCGGCATTCGGCCCCATAACCTGAATCACCTTCCCCGATGCAAGATGCTCGGACAGTTCCTCATCCGGAACTTCCGCCACCTCTCCCACCGCAATCCATTTCTTGTTGTTCACACGCGGGCCATTCTTGAAGTAATACTTCGTGCAGGTCGCGCCATTCCCGCCAGGAAGCGAGATAATTTGAATAAACGCCATGTTTGGTTCCTTTCGGTTAACCGAGATAAAAAAGGGGGAGTGTTAGTCCTCCCCCGTCAGAGTTAGGCCACCATCGCCGTAGCAACCTTGGCATCTGCCAGGATTGCGTTAGCTTTTTCGGCCTTACAGATCAGCGTGTAATCCGAGAGGATCGCCTTGCGCTCCGCGTCATGGGTTTTGGCAAGATCAATGACCTTCATGTCATCAATGTAGCCAACCTCCCAAGTACTCGGGTCGAGGATGAAGATATCCCGGTCGCGCTGGAAGCGGTTGGGCACAAGGTCAAGCGTTCCAAACAGTAGTGTTATCGTGCGGCTCTTTATCCGCACTTCTTACGGTTTCCCGTAAGCTCAGACTATATCATCACCCCTTTGGGGTGCCGCGCACTCGTGTCCCTTTTGCCCGTTCTGGGCTACTCGGATTAGTCGTTGAACCTTCCGCATATTCCTATGCGGCTTGGCTGCTGATTGCCCTCGCCTTTACGTTAGGGGTTCCCAGCAATTCACGCGGTTATTCAAGACTGCTTACGCAGCCAGGGGACAATGTTTATCCGTGACCCATACCGAAACCGAACCCAGCACAGACGCGCCGCTAGCGTTCTTGCCCTGGTCTTGCTGTTGCGTTGCTACGCGAGCAGCAGTCGAGGAGAACATGTAGCCGGTCACTTTCTGCTTTGCGGCAGGAGACAGCATCACCATAGTCGGCTCTCCACCGGCCACATAGCAGTCCTTGACCAGCGTCAGCAGGTCGCCTTCACTGATTGCCTGCGTGGTGGTCGAGTCTGCCGCTACACCCGTGGGCGTGCCGTAGGTCGAGCCGGAAAGCACCGCCGTAGTACCACCGCTTGCGCGGTCGTCGTTGGTGATGATCCAGCTGGTCAGGTTAGCGGCAGTCGGCGCAGACGTGGAGTTACCCACTGCCGAACGCTGATGCCCTACGCCGCTCGTAAGGATGTACTCCTTCTCGCGCTTGAGCTGCTTGCCGAGCTTCGCCATTTGGTAGCTCATCTCCGACTTGCGGCCCGCTTTGGTAAGCGCCTCCGCACGACGGGAAACGACCATTACCTTCCAAGAGATTTGGCAGTAGTTGCCAAACCGCTCCGCAGCATTCAGCGCAGAACCGGAGAACTCGTCGCCGTCAATCTGCTTGTTGCTGGTAGCAGACGACAGTTCATCCGTCAGCCATTCAACATAGTTGCTCTTGGCCGTGCTCTTTCCAA